ATCTTCATCGTCGTCTCTGTTGAGACCGGACAGGACTCTAGCCGCGGCGCAGAGCACCTGGGGGATAGTCGCCGCGGCGAGCGCCCCCATCATCCGCTGAGCCCCCTGCTTGCGAAGCTCAGCGTTCCCGCTCTTGAGGTCCGACTTCGCCAGCCTTACCGTGTTTCCCGAGATGCGGACAATCTCCGTCGGGAAAGCAACGAAGGCTCCGACGAAGGGTACGCGGCGGATGAACTGCACGGCTCGGGGCAGCCTGCTGTAGTCGGTGTACGTCAGCAGAACGCGCTCGGCGGCGCGCTCCTCGATCTGAGCTTGAGACTCCTTGGGGTACGCTTTGCGCATGCGCGCCTTCTCGTGGCGGAACCCGTTGAGCTTCCAGGCGTCATCCCCCAGCTGGTAGAACTGCGAGGCCTTGTCGATCCCCTGACGGAGAACGCGCTCCATCTTGTTCGCGTACAGGTACGCCGGGTCCTGGTTGCGGTCACCCCAGACCTCCTCCGTCAGCTTGCGCACCTCGCCGGAGGCCGCGCCGCTGGACACCACGCCAAGCTCCGACGCGCGCGTGAACTCGGCTTCCCATTGCTGGCGGGTCTGATTGCCGGAGAGAACGCCGAAGACCTTATCGGCGGTGGACCCCTCGGCGGTCGTACGCCGTGCGGCCTTGGCTGACTCCTGGGCTATGGAAACGGGATTGATGTGTCCACTGGCCAGCGCGAACCCGGCGTTGCCGATGTAGTTCCTGACGTGCGTCATGACCGACAGCACGGTCTTATTGAGTTTCACGAAGCCGTTGGCCTTGATCACCCCATTGACGATCGCCGGCAGGGAGGTGCTGGAGAAGGCGTCAAGCATCGCCTCCTTGATCTCCGGTGTCGTATAGAGGGTTCCCTTCTTCCCAACGAGGGGGATCAGCGCGGGGTTGTCGGCCGCACCCACCGGGGTGTCGTAGGAGATGCCGTCAACCACGATGGGCTTCTCGTGGAAGAAGCCGCCTTGCAGGCCAGCCTCTCGAGCCTCCGTTAGGAACCGGTGGTTGGTGACGAGCTGCGCCATGTTGGCGACGGAGGTCGCGTAGTTCGTACGCACCTCGCGGTTCTCCCCCAGGAGCTCCAGCCACTGAGGGGCCAGCTCCCGACGGCGCTTCAGGGTGCCGAGCTGCTTCGACCCGGCGATCTTCTGCGAGAGGGCAGCGAGGGGGTTCTCTCCGGGCTGGCGCTTCCTGATGATCGAGTTTATGAACCCATCGAGCTCGGCCTCGGTCATGGTCAACGCGACAGGCGCGGACTCTTTTTTGATCCGCACCGCGGCCTTGACCTGCCCGCGGAACCTCGTCTCGCTGATGCGCTTCAGCGTGTTCCGTTGTTCCGTGGCTATCCGCTTATCCAGCCGCGAGCCGGCCGCCTGCAGAGCCTTTGTCGCGCTCGTCGCCGCGGCGTCCATCTGCTTCAGGAGGGCGGTACTGATGGCCAGCCTGGGCTCGCGGAGGTCTCGCAGGAGATTGTTCAGCGTTCCCTGGCGGGCGTTGTCGGCCGTGCGGAGCTTGTCCATCGCGGCCTTCTGCTGCCGCTTGGCGTCGGCGACGATGGAAGCGGCCTGCTGGCCCCCGGCGATGATGTCAGGGTTCGCGAGGTTCTTCTCGAAAGCGATGCGGTTCCGCTTCACTCCGGCCTCGAACTCGCGGATAGCTACGTTGAGCTCGGTCTTTAGGGCCGCGCGCTGGTCGGGAGATGCTACGCGGATGCGCTCGGCAAGGCGCTTGAGGGAGGAGAACTCCGCTTTCTCGCGCTTGACGATCTGCTTTAGCTCCCCCTTGGAGAACTGCTCAAGGCGCTTCCGGCGCTGCTCGCTGGCCTTCAGCTGACGCCCCACGGAACGCTCGGCAGCATCGGAGAACTTCTTTTGGATCTCCTCGGCTCGGCGGTTCGAGATGTACTCCGAGCGCAGGAAGGCTTTGAAGTTGTTGCGGATCCTCGGGTCGAGGTTGTCGAGGTGCTTCGGGTCGGAGTGGACTCGGAAGGACCGGGTTACGTAGAAGCCCTGGTTCTCCGAGAAGCGCAGAGCCATGGGCCCTTCGACCACGCCATCCCTCACCGCCGTTCGGCTCAGGAGGTCGATGTGGTCCCGCATCTTCTGCAGAAGCCCGCGGATGTTCTTGTTCTTGATCGAGCCGCGCTTGAGGGGATCCTTCAGGGCGTCGTCGATAAGTGAGGCCACGTCGGCGTCCTTGGCGTTCGAGCCGAACTCCTTTTTCATCTCCCGCTCGAACGTCTGGTTCGTGATCTGAACCTGCTCCATCTGCCCCGTGTACCAGTTCTCGGAGCGGCGCTTGATCTTGTCGAGCGACTCCGGGCGGTCACCCCTGGGGCGGAGATTCTTGCGGTAGAAGCGCCTCACGGCCTCGATACCGGGGAGCTTGATGAGGGGCATGATGCCGGCTCCCAGCACCTGGATCTCATCCTCGGGGTCCCCCTTCTTTCCAGCCTCGGCAGCTTTGGCGAGGAAGTCCTCGTCGATGTCGGCCTGCGAGAGGTTCTCCACCTTAGCCTCGCTGGTCGTGTCGGCGGTGATGGTCGGCAGGACGGGCGGCGTGGTGTCTATGCGCTGAGCCCTACCGGGGGGGACCGTAGCGGCGGGAAGGGCCGGCTCGGGTTCGGCGGCAGGCTCAGGCGCCGCAACGGGCTCGACCGTAGCCGCCGCGGTGACCTCCCCCTCGAGGGCCTTGATCACCTCCTCGCGGCTGCCGTGCTCGTCGAGGAGTCCACGGATGACCTGGCCACGGGGGCCCTCATCCGTGTTGCTCTCCAGCTCCTTGGCGGTTGACCCCTGGAAGAGAGCCAGCGCCTTCCTGGCCTGCTTGACGCGCTTCGCCTCCTTGGGGGCCTTCTTCTTTCTCGGGGGCACGACGAATCCGCCCTTGCGCGCGGTGTCCCTGGTTCGGCGCGCGGTTTCGCGGGCTTTCTTGCGCTCGTCGCTTTCGGCGGCCTCGTCAAGAGAGGTGGAGGTGGAGACGGGTTCACCCCCCGGCGCGCCCGTCTCCTGACCAGCCGCCTCCTCTGCAGGGGCCGCGGCGGTCAAAACAGCGGGGTCTCCATCACTTTCGCCCGCTGCTTCTTCTACCCTACCCTCCTCGGAGGGTTTCTGGGGAAGAAGCCCGCGAATTGACGCCAGCGGGTCGGGGCGAGGTGGAGAGAGCTCCGTCCCGTCGGAGATGTCCGGCTCCACCTCGGGGAAGGGGTTGGAAGACGTGTCGAACATGAAGGCCGGCGCGTCCCCCGTGTTCAGCACCCGCGCCTTCAGAGCCTCGGGGCCCTCTTCGATCTCCCTCGGAGCCGCTCGCTTCCCACTATCGGGAAGGCTTTCGGGGTCCGTTGTGTCTACGTCGGTGAACTTGCCCTTCTTCGCTAGGCGGATGAACCCGAGCTTTCGGAGCCCCTCGAGAGAGGCAAACATCTGCTTTTGGAAGGTCTTCGGATCCTCGATGGCCCCGGGGGCTACAGGGGGCTTATTAGTGAGCGACGGCTTCCCGTTCTCGTCCACGACGACGCTCGGAGGCGCCTCGGTCGGGCTCGCCTCATTGATCGCCTCGGCCATCGCGCGGCCCTCCTCGGGGGTCACGAGCCCCTGAGCCGTGGCGCGCTGCACGATCTCCATCGGCGGGATGAACTGCACCTCGCCCTCGCTCTGCTCGATGGTGATCCCCCCATCGATGTACTGGATAGCGGGCACCTCCGGCTCTCCAGGAGCCGCGTCCTTGCCACGACGGACATCTCCGCCGGATGTCTGAAGTCTCGGGAGAGAGCCAATGGGGGCGCTGTCGATGGAGCTGGGGTCCTTCACCTCCTGGAACCCCGGGGGGAGGTCGCCGGGAACAGAGGTGCCGACGGAACCGAAGTCGGTGTCTGTGGATCGGCCTGCGGTGCTCCCCAGGGAGGTGTTGATGCCTGAGCCGGCGATCCCTGTAAGGACGGCCACGGCTCCGCCGGCGGTCCCTGCGCGGAGAACGCCCTCGGATAGGTCGCGGTCCTCCTCGCCGATGAACTTGGCGATAGCGTTCGAGCCGAACGTCTGGAACATCTCCTGAGCCGCCTCCTCGCCGCCGTCGATCAGCCGGTCCACCATGATGCGCTTCAGTTGGCCTCCGGAGCGGGCGTTGATCCTCGTCAGCATTCTCGAGACAGGGAGCCACTCGGTAGCGCCCAGCCCCAGACCGCCCAGTAGGGCCCCCCACATCTTCAGCTCGTCGTCAGGGTCCCGGGTCTCTTGCTCGGCGTACTCCTGAGCGCCCATGGCGGCGCCGCTCATGAGCATCCCCAGGGCGGGGGCTCCGCCGAAGGCCAGCAGAGGGATAAGCGACCCCCCAGCCGAGGCGAAGTCCTGGGAGAGGAAGCCGGCAAGGCCGCCGCGGGCTTTGGACTCGGGCTGATCGATGAGCTCGACGGCAGCCTTGCTCATGACCTGGCCGGCCGTGCGCAGAGCCTCGCCGCGGGCCTGGAGGTCCTCGCCGAGGGGGTCGAGGAAGCTCAGGGCGTCAGCCTGTTCGGAGAAGGCTCGAAGGCCGTCGCCCACTTTGTCCTCAACGATGCCGAGGAACTCGATGGCCCCAGCAGGGAACGAGCCGGCAGCTCCAATTGCGTTGGAGAGGCCGCGGACTACAGCCTCCTCGTTCGTATCCGGGCGCTCCTGCACGGCGCCCAGAAGTTCGTCGAAAATGTCGGGCGTCGTTTCCTGGAGCATCTAGTTTTCCTTTGAGCCGCCGAACTTGATCGCGCGGATGAGCTTGCGGCGGATCTCTGGGGGAATCGATTGAGGGTCTACGCCGGCGTCAGCAAATAGAGCCTGCAGGTTTTCCCGCGTGGGCTTCATCGTGACCGGCACCGGGACGCCGAAGACCCCGGGTTTGGTGTGTTTGCGCTTACCGGAGAGGAGCTCCTCGATCTCTCGCGTGAGCTTCTTACGCTTGACCACGGCAATGTCGGCGAACGAGCGGGAGTCTAGTACCCCCCGCGCTTCGCGGTCCGCCCGGTCCCTGACTTGATCCGTGAAGGAGATGCCTTCTTCGCCTTCGCCCGGTTGGACGAAATCTTTTTTGCGCTCGGCTTCTTCTTCGCCGGTGATCGTGTCGAACTGCGTGCCACGGAATGCCTCCTTTTTCGCGTCCTCGTCATCGAGAACCATTTTCCGGATCTTCCTCATGAACGCCTCGGGGTCCCTGTTCCTCTGCACGGACAGGCTTTCGACGGAGGCGAGCTCGTTCTCGATAGCGGAGCGCACGTCCTTGTCGTCAACCAGGGCAAGCACCGCCTTGGCCTTCTCAATGCCCTTACCCCACTGGCCGAGGAGCACGGTCTCCTCAGTCCTGATCTTCCTGCGCTTCTGCAGGTGCTCGTCAACGCCGCCCGCAATGACGCCCTTCGCTTGAGCCTCCTCGAGCATTGCGGCCATCTCCTCGACGACCTCGGGGTCCTTCTCAAACAGGCCATCGTCCACGGCATCCCGTAGCCGGTTGGAAACGTCCATGTTTCCGTCCTCGATGGCCAGGGACTTCTGCTCGGCGGCGAACCGCTTGAACTCGCGCTCACGGGTAGCCCCTGACAGGGTTCCGGCGAATTCCTCGAAGTTCGCCATGTCCTGGCGCAGCTTATCCCGGCGCTGGTTTGCCCGATCCTCGTCCTCCGGAAGCGGACCTTCCACGCCAGCCCCCAGGCTCTCGTTCTCGGGAATCCTGGAACCGATGCGGTCGATGGTCTGGGTGGACAGCTGGAGCTCGGCCTGCTGCGCCTTTTTCTTGCGGTCGAAGTCTCGGCGCTTCTGGGCAATCTCGAAGTCGAGAGCCTTGTCTCGGCGGTCCTGGTCTCGCTCCGCGCGCTCGTCGGCGAGCATCTGCGAGCGCAGCTTGATAGCCGTGGACGCGCTCTGAGAAGCCCCGGCAAGCCCTTGAACCAGGGGGTCGTTTACCTGAACTCGGAATGTACGTGCCATGGGCTAGGTAACCCCAAAGGATGCAGCGAGCCCGCCCACGTCAACTAGCGGGGCGTCCACCTGCGTGTTCAGTAGGTCGAAGCGAGTGTCCGCGATGCCGGCGCGGCGTGCCTGGCGCTGTCCGAGGAAGCTCGCCAAGGCTTGCTGCCCCTGGAACTTCGCCCCGGCGCGCTGCACCGCAAGATTCGAGAAGATGCCGGCAAGCCCGTTGTCGATCTCCGCGAGCCTGCGGTCCGTAGCTCCAGAGATGCCCTGATCGAGGTTCGCCTGCACCGACGAGTTCAGCAAGCCCGAGCTCGCCAGCTGCTGGCTTGCGCGAGACTGAGCCTCGACCTGACGGTCCAGCGTGCGCCGCTTGGCGGAGCGCCCGATGTTGGCCGTGGCGATCCCCGCGTTAGCGAAGCCCTTGTCCTGGGCGTCGATGCCCGCCTGCAGGGCCTGGCGCTGCTGGGACGCGAACAGGCTTTCCTGGCCCAGCTGCTGCTGAACGAGGCGCTCACCATCGCGCTGGAGCTTCTTCTTCTCGTCCCTTGCGCGGATCGACTGGAAGGCGTTGACGCCTGCCCCGATGAGTGCTGCGTAGACCATGGTGCTATCCCTTCAGTGCCCGTAAGAGGGCGCAAACGGTTGCCTGGAGACTCGCCACGTCGGCGGTGGGTTCGGCGATATCGTCCGCCGCCATGATACGGAGCCTCCCGTTCTTTAGCTCCAGGGTCTTCCCATCCACATCCCTGTCGGTCGTTCGGCGCTGCAGGACGGTGCGCCCCCGGGGGTCACCTCCCGAGGCAACAAGCGACGGAGAGATACCCTGAGCGGTGTTCCTGGATCTGTTTCTACGGAGTCCCATTACCTTCTAGCCCTCTGTTTTCTAGGCCTGCGAAGCACGAGGTGTCCGTTCTCATAGGACCAGGACTCGCCGAGCTTGGCGTTCTTCAGGCGAACGAGCACGTTGTTTCCGCGGACCCTTCGGCGGAACGTCTGGTTCTCGCCGGGGCCCACCTCGAACTCCTGAACCTGTTCCCCGACAGCATCCGCCACCGCGGAGGCGTGATACCTGACCTGGGCTGCGTTTGAGTTCGCGCCCATGAACAGCTTCAGCCCGCGCACGGCGATCGTCTGCTCCGCCGATTGAGTGATCACCGGGGGGAAGAGCACGTCCGAGTCTATGGCTGTAATGTCATCCGAACCTGCGTCCGCATCCCACACGCGCAGACCTCCGTCTTCGCAACCAAGCACGAGCCGTCTCTCGTCAGCGACTATTCCGGCAAGGACGCAAGCGGCTGTTGGTTGCACCGCGGGCAATCCAAAAGTATCTGTCCAGATGGGAGGCCGCTGTACGAGGTCATGGGTTCTGTACTCCCAGAACCAGGCCTTGCGGGCGCTTCCGCCGGATCCGAAGGGGAACTGGAAGATGTGGATTCCATCATCGCGGGGGTTCCAGAAGAGGCGTATGTGAGAGGTGGAGAAGTCGATGTCCTGGAACTCGGTGTCTTCCAGGGTGCGGTCCGTCAGCGGGATAATGCCGCCGCTCTCACCCACGCCATACAGCCCCGGCGGGTTTACCCCGAAGAAGTAGATGCGGTTCTGCCGGTCCTTGCACCACGCCTGACCCCACGCCATCCCGATCTCCGTCGAGAGGTTGTGGAACGAGCCGCCCGCCCTCGGGTCACCCGTCAGCCGCGTTATCGTCCGGGTTCCACCCACGATGAGCAGGTCGTCCCGCGCATCGATAAGCCCCGTGATCACGTCAGGCGGAGCCTCGTCAACCTCGTTGAGGCTCAGCAGGAAAGCCGACCCGAGCTCCTCTCGAGAGGGGAACGCGTCCCAATTGCGTACGTCCCCAATCGCGCTGCCGACCAGCTTCGCCCCCACGTCAGGGAACCCGGCGAGTAGCAGCCGCGAGTGCCAGAAGACGCCGAACTTGGCGTTGAGCGGAACATCACCGGCGGACGTGCTTTCCAGCACGGAGACCGCGGCATCGGGTCCGTTGTAGACCTGATACGTAGATCCGTCGATGAACAGCACCTCGTTCAGCAACGGCACGCAGACCACCGTCCCCGCCGCGTTGAACACGCCGGCCGCTATGAGCGACGTGGACCCGCCAGGGGTAAACGAGCGCAGGTCCGTGCCCTGCACATACAGGCTCTGCAGCCTGCTCTGCACCTGAGCCGTAATCGTCACATCGACGAGCTCCCGCCGCGTGATCTCCTCCTCGGTGGGGGACGCGGAGTTCTGGGAGAAGCCGAAGTAGGCGAACCGCGCGCAGTCGATCACGTCGCCCCCATACTCCGGGATGCGCGGATCGTGATGCACTACACGCGGCGTACGGTTCTCCAACGAAGGCACAGCGATCAGGTCGGATCCACTGTCATCGATGATTCCGAAGTACCCCTGCGTCTCGCTTGTGGGCCATACAATGTAGGCGGTACCGAACTTATCGATGTCGATGCGCGGATACTTTGAGAAGAACGTCAGCGTGCCCGTAATGGAGGATCGACTCCACCCGCCAGTAGCCGTGAACGAATCACCCTCGTCCACAAACTTGCGCGCGAATACCAGCTCCGTCCCAGGCGGCTCGATAATCTCGTCCGGCTGTGGACCTACGGTGATGATCGCTCCATCCTTGACGCGAACCGCGTACCCGATGCCGCCATCATTGACGCTTGTTTCTTGGTTGATCACGTAGACCAGCTCGCCGGCGGCGTTGTACTTCGCCACCTGAGGCAGGTTGAGCGCCGCCGCAGCAAGTGGACTGTTGCTACCTGACGTGGGTGGGCCCATAACGATGTCGTTGAGCCCACCGAAAGCTGTACCTCCCTTTAGGCCATAGGGATGGTCGGCCGCATCTCCCGTGTCCGCCTCTTTATCAAGGAGGTGCCCCGCGCCCTCAGCGTGCATCATGTACCCCTCAATCTGCGTCATCTCGTTAGCAGACTGCGGGCCGGTAACTTCGTCGTGAAGCTCCCCCGTGCCCATCTTATGGTGGCTGAGGATCAGATTGGACCCGTCATCGAGAAGCTCAGACATGCCGCGCTCGCGGCGATCCAACACGAGGATCTCCAACAGTTCGCCCACGTAGTTGTTCCCCACCGCAGCCGTGCGAGGGCTGAACCCGATCGTGGTTCCCTCGGTAGCCGCCGGGCCGCCATAGGTAAGGAAGCTCTCCCCTGTGACTCTATCCTGAGGCTTGCCGTTCACCCGAAATAGTGACTTGGTGATGTCGTTCGCAAGCGTGGCCGCATTCACGCCGCCATCCCAGAGAACAGTTACCAAGCACAGATCCGTGCCCTCAGAGAGAGCTTGGGCGTTCGATCCGATCATGTATCGGATACCACCCGCGCCGTCATCCGTCGCGTCCGTGCGAGCGTAGTAGGAGACATATCCCGCCAAGAAGCCCGACGTAGCATCCTGAGTCGCGTTATCGTCCCTGTTCACAAAGAGCGAATGCCCTAGCGTCCCCGGACCGCCCGAACTGGGCTGGTGCATAATTGCGCCCACGTCGCTCGTCGGCGTGTCCGCGTCTTTCGGGTCTCCCGAGATACGGAAGAGCATGAACATGCAGTACAGTCCGCCCGTGGTTGCCGGAGCGTCTACCCCGCGGTAAGCCGGCAACATAGTCTTCTGCGTGCCGCCCGCCGGATTCGAAATTGTGTAGTTGACCGCGCTCTGATAGCCGTTGATTCCGAGGAACTGCAAAGAAGGGCGCCCGCCCGTCAGGTTGTAGTAGGCGCCGGTAGGGTCGGATTGGCCTGGAGGCGTAGCGCGAACCATATGCCGGTTATGTCCCGACTTGTCGCGCATGATCTCCACCTCAGCACCGTCCTCGAGCACACCTCCCACGGTGTCTGCCGCCGTGATGTCCCGAGCGCGCCACCAGAACCAGATACGATTCTCGGCGTCGTCCAGGTCCATCGGCGTCCAGTCCTCCATCCGCGTGCGCAACTCAGGAGAAGCGGACGGAACCCCTCGGTGGAGTTTTACGTCTAGGTTGCCCTCGCCGCGCCGCAGCGTGAGGTCTAGCGTGCAGCCTGTGCCGGCAGCGGACGCGGTGGTTGTGACCGGGTTGGTCGGCAGGCCCAGGGCACCCCTCGGGTCATAGCTCCCGCGCGTAGTGACCGTCACCGTCTGCACGACTCCGCCTGCCTCAGTGGCTACCGTGATCGTGGCGTGAGCCGTGCCGCTGTGCGGAGTAAGGGAACCCTCAGCAACCGTCAGCACTTCGCCCACGACGTAGCCCGTGCCACCTGCTCCTGAAGTAACCGCCGCGGTATCCACCTCTTCGAAACCATCCCCGACGTGCGTCTCGTCCGTACCTGAAGCTACAAACACGTCGCCATCGTCGTTGATGTCGATCCCGTGAATCGGATACGACACCTCAATCTGCTGTGTCAGCTCAGGCCGCGCGTTGAAGGTGAGACCATCGTACACGTTGACGAATGCCCCCGCTGTGATCGGGTTGTTGCACGCGGCGTACAGCTTGTCCCCGGAGACGCGCAGCTCCTCAACATAGAACCCCGGAGTCGTGGCGTGCGCGATCTTGAGCACACCGTCATCCGTGGTCTGTACGGCCCAGAACTTCGCCGCTTCGTGATCATCACCCGCGCTCACGCCAACGAAGATGCAGTCCAGCACCGGGTCCACGAACAGGGCGCGGCAGACTTGCCCCTTCTCGGTGGGCAGCTTGAGGTCCGCCAGCCTGGTCCCGGTGGGGTTGTACTTCACGAGCAAGTTTGGCTCGAACAGGTAGAACACGTTTCCCTGCCGGTCCACGTCCACGTGTGCAGGCTCCTTGCCCACGTCCACGCCCCACCCGTCGAGCACCGTCGAGCGGCGCGCGTAATCCACCCCCTCGTTCTCCACGTAGGAGAAGCTGCACATCTCCCGGATCTTCGTGGAGGTGGGAGCGACAAGCTCCGTCATCCCGCTCCGCTGAGCCCCGCGCATGCGCCCCGACTTCGGATCCTTGGCGCGTACGTTCTCCGCCTCACGGGTCGTCAAGCTCGGCTGTTCGCTGAACGCCGCGCTGTCCGACCTACCCCCGAAGGGGAAGACCAAGGGGATGGTGGGGCGCTTAGGCATCGTTGAGTTCCACGCCGGCCGCTCGGGCCGCCTGCATCAGCCCCTCGTTTATAGTCATGGACTCAGCCATCTCTTTGCGGGGGCTATTATCGAGGGCTATGTGGGCCTCCTGAAGGGCTTTCATCTCAGCCGTGGCGTCGTCCACGTCAGGCCACGAGACGCGCACGTATGAGATGTCGCGGTTCGCCACGCTGTACGTTTCCGGGTGTCCCTCGTCGTCTGACCGCTGCCAGCCGTTGAACTGAATCACGCTGACGTCCCTGCCCCACGACGTCAGCAGAGACTTCGCCAGGGGCACGGGCATGTGCACCGTGAGGGGTCCGGGGAGTGAGGCGAGAGTGAGCGTGACTTTAGCTAGGTTCATCTTGGTTTTCCCTAATCGGCGACCGTCGAGATGTCATAGAACACCCCTCGGCCTGACGTGTGGCGCGGGCGGATGTCGCTACCGCGTGAAGGCCCCATATCCCGCTGCATTCCGGCGTCGCGCCCCACGGCACGCGTCCACATCTTGCTATCCGTGAGACGATGCAGACGGGAGTGCAGAGGCTCATCGTCCTCCTCATCCAGCCCGCCAGCCCAGGCCATGACAGCCTGGGTGAACAGCGCATCGAGCCAGCCGTCCGCCGGCAGCGGAAGCCGCTCGTCGTCCAGCGTGACCCGCTTCCAGCCGGCGATGTATCGCATCTCCAGCTTGTCCACGCTCGTGGACTGCTCGCGGTCAAGCTCCAGCCGATACTTCAGCTCTCCCCCGTCCGTCGGCTCGTAGCCGACAATGGCCCCCCTCAGCCCGAAGTTCTCGAAGAACCGGGTGTTATTGCGAAGCTCCGCCATCTCCTGCTGGCCGCTCCAGGTGAAGTGGTCCAGCGTGTCGGTGTTCGAGGCTATCGCCGTAACGTCCGCCAGGTCCGCCGGCAGCTCGATCACGTTGTTAGGAATCAGGCCTGCGAGCGTGGCTGGCGTCCAAACACCCGTATCGTCGTCGCGCCGCTCGTATCGCGACGGGCCTACGTTGAAGTCCGCAACCTCCTCGAAACTCGTTCCCCAGAAGTAGTGCCCGCCAATGCCTCCGGCGGAACTTTTTGGAGTGATGGTCACAGTGAGAGTCAAGGAGTCCAGGGCATCGAAGAGGATTGTAATCCAAGGCCGATACCACCCGTTAGCCAGCGTCTCAAAGCCCGTTGCAAAGGAAGGACCGCCCGCCACTGTGGGGGCGTTGGCTGCACCGTTGGTCGTGTTGAAAACCAGTGAAACAGACTTCGAACCACCAGTGTGGGCAATCGCTATCTGCATTCCCTGCGTATCCGCTGGGATCTGCTTCGTGTGGATGGAGAAGCAGTACGCCTTTTTGTCGGTGACCTTTTCCGGCGTGCTCGTCGTCGTAAATGCGCGCCCAATAGACGCTACACCGCCGCCGTTATTGGCATCGATCTCCTCGGCGTTACTACCCCCGATGGGGTCCGTGGTCCCCGACGTGTCGGTAACGTAGGTGATCGGCCCGTTTATCTCGGTGAAATAGGCGCTGTTTACTACGTCGTCGTAGTCCTCGGTCCACTCGATCATGTTCCGGTGGATCTTTGACTCCAACTCCACGGTGTCGGCGTCCACGCGGCGCCTGATGCGGTACTCGTCCGGCGTGGTGTTCGGCAGGGATGCGAACGCCTCCAGCGCGATGTAGTCCCCCGGCGTGTGTTCGTAGTCCTTGAACAGCGCAGCCTTGCGGAGGATCAACGTCTCGGCGTTGTAGGAGCCGCTAAAATCGAGCTTCTGCCGCACCGTTAGCTTCGTGCGGCGCAGATTGAACCCCCACTGATTCTCAGTCACGAACCACTCACCAACCTGGTTGACGATCTCACGCGACGAGATGGGCGATCCCTGCTCGCCGTCGAGAAAGTGGCTGATGAACTTGTCGAGCTTCGCAACAGTGAGGGTCATCGGATTACGCCGCCTTGAGGTGGAGGTGAACGATCATGTCGTCCGCCGCGGATTGATTCAGCACCTCCAGGATGCGCAGATCCAGCGCCTGGCCGATCAGCATGCCGTCGGGCAGGCGGTCGGTGCGTTGACTGTTGCCGGTGTTGCTCAGCGCGTTCTGCGCCAGCGTGAATACCTGCTGAGCGCCAGCCGCGACGGATGCGCCGAACTCAAACGTGGCGAACACGTCGAACGTCGAGATGGAGTACACGTCAGGGACGACGGAGAGCCAATCGTTGGATCCGCCGCCAGTGAGGGCCGTCGTGGTGATCGTCGATTCGCTATCCACGGAGACCACCTGCGCGACGGATCCGTCCGTTACGTTCGTCGCGATGTCCCCGGGGTGAATGATGCCGT